GTGCCAATCAAAGTCGCGAAGTCCCTTTGGGTTCACAAAGAAACCCACGTAACTTCGTAGATTTCTTCTACAGGATCTCCATACAGTGTCTCGCCGACTTCATCGCATACTGAAAAGTCTAGTTCGCCTTCAACAATTCCAGCAAGCCCGTACTCGATCGACGCAGTACTTACTAACGCAAATCCGTCGCCTAAAGAATCAACAATTCCAGATCTTTGGATACTAGACGCGAGAGCTCTTCTAACTACTTCATTTTCGACATCTACGTGCTCTATAGTAAAAAGAACAATAGAAGAACTGGAGTCATAGCCGTCTCCAGTCCACTCAAGCCACAAATGCTCTCCAGGGCGCTTATCTTTCATTTACGAACATTGTATCTCGCCTTGGCGTGATTTCTAAGCTCATCTGTAGACTTTTATGGTGTTTTATCTGGACACCAATTGCGCGCTGTCTCTGGCCCTCTCAAGGGCAGCTATGAGGCTAGACGTAGCCATCCTGGTGAGGCCATACATACTCGTAGGTAAGCGGCGCTGTGCCTGGATCTTCGACCCAGCCGAATTTAGAATACCACTCGTAGTTTTTACAAAGAAGCGCTGTCCGGTGCGTAGAGCACAGGCGCTCATAGTATTCCGTATCGGCCATCCAGTTGGGCATGCTCATTTCACCGTTGATAGTGCCAAGCTTGACCCCTAGATCATATGTGGCGTACGTCTTATCAAGAAGAGTAGATTTATAGCCACGAGAGCGCCACTCAAAGTATGTAGCGCTGATATACGAGACAAATAGCGTCTCGTGGCCACGCCACATTTTGACTACCGGGTGATTGACCCAGCCTTTGGGTTCGCGGTAGTTGCCTTCTTTGTCGAGCTTAGCCATAACCATAAGGCACTGCCATGCCTCGAGAGTCTGCTTATGTAAGCGCTTGTTGTCGAGAAGGCGTGACGTTTCCTCAAATGAGGACGGCGTAATAAGAAACGATTGCATATAAGTCCTTGTGTCGTTTGGAGAGTAGAGAATATATCATCTCTAGATGTAGAAGTACATTTCTATGATTGATTATACCAATTCTTTTTGACAGAGTGCCGGGTAAACCCTTTATCTGTGTCAATTAAGTACTCTCTGTCTCCGATAAGCTCACCCTGCGGACCGTTAGGCTCACCATTTAAGGCTGCGGCCGTTGCTTCGCCAATCCACGTGGCTGCTTGCGCCGACACTGCTTTGCCCCAAGTGGCTCCGAGCATCGAGTAGTCTTTTACGCTTGTAAATTCCCAATCATCTGGAAGACCTTGAATACGGGCAGCTTCTCTGTGCGTGATTCTTCTTGGAAGATCTGGATGGATCACGTGATCAAGTGCGCCACCTGTCAGCACGTGACAATACGAATCTCCGTCCCAGCGACACGGAATCGAGAATCCCATGCTGAAATCTGTGGCTCGAAGCTTTTCTTCTTTGAATTGCCATGATTGCGGAAATTTATCTTGGTTTTTCTCAACAGCTGACTTTAGTGCATAGTCGATAGTCATCATTGCTGGCCATCCGTCATTACCAAGAATATCAAAAATTTCTGAAATGCGTTGAGTGTCTGGATTGTTCTTGTTTTGGTGGCCGCTTACTTTTCCAGTTTCTGATCGCAGCTTTTCGACATACTTAGACGGCTGACCAATGTAGTTTTGTGACTCCCACATCAACTCAAGAGGTGCAAGGTCGCCAATAATGTCTCTTACTTTTGGCAACTCAGCAGGAGCCTGGGCGTACGCACCAAACGGTAGTCCACGCTCAGCCGCCACCCAAAAATACCGAGCACGATATGAAAATCCACCAACTTGGAGGTTGTTCATCTTTACGTGGTATAGGTCATACTCTTTACCTGACAGCTCTTCAACCATGTCGCGGTACTTGGCCATAACGGCTCGCCCCTGCGTGAATGCCTGTTGCACGCACTCAAACACAATAATTTTTGGCTTTACAGCAGCTGCGTAGCGCATAAATGCACGCGTATGCTCATGCACCGCAGCATCTGGACCACGGCTTCCGATAGACCAGACAGACCAACCAGAACAAGGAGGACAACCAAGGACGACGTCAGCATTGTGCACTGGCCACTCTGACACATCATCTGAAAAGAACGCAGTCCAGTCTTTGCCAAGAAGATGGCGATTAGCTTCAGCTACTCGATTTCCAAAGTCAAGTGTCCCTGTGCGATCTAGCATTTTCATACCAGACTTCACAAAGCCGTAGCTCATAAATCCAGCAAGACCATTGCAATCTACAAAAGTAGGTTGAGACATGTACGTTCCTCTCCGCTGTCGCGAAGATCTACAGTATCACGGTGGTTTTATTGCCGCGTATCTTTAATTCCAACTTCGTATCCGCATGCTGCGTACCCGGCGATGTCGACCCAAGTGTCTCCTTGGAATCCAGACTTGTTTGCATAGCGCGCAACTTTAAGACCTACCATTAGCATAGCTACGTCTTCTGTTGAAATGTCTATTCCAAGAATCACAGACCAAATCTTAGCAATTCGCCCGAAGTTATCTTCTGGCTTGCCATACTGCTCGTCGCGCTGACCCGAAATAATGCCAGAGGCTTCTTCAAGCATTTGCTGGCGTGGCAATTTTTCTTTGTCAGACATTATCTTCTACTTTCGTCCTAATAAAGACACGAGCCGTGTACAGTCCTGGGCGCGTAGCACCGTCGTTTGGGACTACATCAATTTCTGACCCAGATGGAAGAACTTGTGAATCAGACTGAGACAGCTTGTTCCATTCAGCAACTGCACTAGACATAATCTCGTCTAATGTAGATCCCGTCACACTTATTTCAATTGACAATCTCATCAAGTACTTCTTTCTCTAAAACTGCTGGAGAGTGGTATGTCTTTTCTAGTACAGGGTGTTTTCCGTCGACTGATTTGACAACTACGTCACCGCCACGGACAAGTAGTACTTCACATATACGTCCATTGTGCATTGCGCCAGTGTTGCCGCTATATGCGTTCTCTCGCACTCTAACGATGTCTCCTGGCAGCACGTTGCGGACATGTACGGAAATCCATAGGCTCATTACGCGCCCTTAGAGGGGCACAGAGAGTCTTGGCACGAGTCCACATCATAGTCATCAAGAGCGCGTACACACCGAGTGCATTTCATGCCTGGATCTAGGACTTTATAGCCATTCTTTTGGCGATCAGCGTTCTTTTGCATTTTCTTGAGATACTCTTCATCGAGCTCTTCGTCCGTAGCTCCGGCAGCGCAGAGAATATTTGCGACAAAGTGAAGCACGTCTACACATTCTTTAACGATTTCTTTGCGATCGGCGTATGGCTCATCATGTTGCCAAGGCTTCCATGAAATAGCTTGACGAACCTCAGCAAGTTCATCGTCAATGGCGAGCATGTTCCACCTGATGTACTCAATCAATTCATTGAGATCATCTGGCCCATCGCTGTGAAACGTTGTGTAGTCTGCACCGTATACGTCGACTTGAAGTTGTTTTGTCTTTTCAAGCCAACGATTGAATAGTACTTTCATTTAATTTCTAATTCCTTGAGTAGAGTGTCAGTTACTTGTTGTTTGTTTGGAATGCTTTCAATATACTGAGATCGCTGCGCAGTTGAAAGCTCGTACCTGTCTTCTAAATTCATTTCTTCAATGCCAGAAGCTAGGTGCGACCAGGCGTCTCCAATAGCTTGGCTGTCACGCCACTCTGTCGCTACCGGCGTACGAGTATTCAATGCCTGTGCAAATCGACTGGACCACCACAGAACTTTATCGTCGTGCGGACCAATAAGAACTCCAGCAGAAGAAGACATGTTTTCTAGAACTGCAGCGTCACCTTGGGCGCGTTTCGTCTTTGCCGGAGTGCTCGGGTACACAAGTACCTTAGTTGCATTCTTAATCCACTTGGTGTTTTCGTTTTCTACAACCCACTGGTTGTAGCGAGTTGTGCTATCTTCGTGTAACTTGTCTACGATAAAACTGTCAATGTTTATTCCTACGCATGAGTTAGAAACATTTTGCGGAAGACTTGCCAAAGACTTGTCAACAATGCTCCACGGAAGAACAGGAACTAGCGTCTTTCTCCAACTTTCATGCGTCAATGTTTCAACTATTCTTGCGATCTTGCTTGCGTGCGCCTTGTCGGTAGCGATTGCCGAGTATCCTGCGCGCCTAGAGTAGAGCGACTTAGTAAGAGATTCAGGCGCTTTATTTACAGAGCGTAGGCTCGCGTGTATTTTTCCAGGCTCAGGTGCATCGATAAACGTCGTGAGTTTGTCGCTGTCCCAAAGTGCCTCAACCAGCGCAAGAGCACTAAACGATCTATTGGCAGCAAGACTTAAAACTGGAGCAATCCCCACAAGAACTTTGTCATACGCCATAATCTCTCGATTGTCCATGTTTGGAACTTGCCAATCGACAGTAACTCCTCTTTCGCGTAGTGCGCGAGCTATTGATCCAACAAACGTAGCAGATCGCTCGCTGTAGACTGACGAAGACTGCGATGCAGTCATTCCAGTTATAAGTACTTTAGTCATTGTTTTTCTTTATTTGTTCTATGTATGCGGCAGGAATGCCAACATCCATTGCGCCAACATCTGCGACCAGTGTGTTTAGCCGCATTATTTTATTTAAGTATGGCCCAATCTTAAACTCACCACTGTTGACATTGACACTAGCTTGCACGTTATTTAGGACGTCAATAGCTGTAACACGCTCAAATATAAGTGGCCCACACCAAACTATTGCATTGCCGACAGTTGTCTCATCTTCTGCAGAAACGGGCACTCCTTCGACGTATGTGCAAGTTCCGTCTTCCCACTCACGAACTCGTGTAAATCTATCGGCTCTCTCCAACGGCACTCGCGCTAC